GCAGAGGAACTCAACAACAAAGCTGAGGACCTCAAAGAGGATATGAACAAGACGTTGAATGACATGCAGGAGGATACTCCTAAGACTCCTGAGGAATTCATCAACAAGAAAGGTTTTAATGCTTGGGTGACTGCCGAGAAGATCAAAGAGAAGGAAGCACAGAAAAAAGCAAAGCAAGGTAAGAAGGAAGAACGTTTCCGTGTTGACCTTGACAAGTATCTGGACTTTGCTGACTCCACTTGCTCTGAACCTAGCAAGGATCAAGCAAAGTACATTGAGCGTCTCCGTGCTCTGCATGACGATGGTTGCAACATTGCACGTCTCGATACTGCTGCTGCTGGTCTCTCCGCTGAGTCTGGTGAGTTCATGGAGATCGTCAAGAAGTTGAAGTTCCAAGGTAAACCCTGGAACGATGCTAACAAGGAACACCTGGTCAAGGAACTCGGTGACATCCTATGGTATGCTGCACAGGCATGTCTTGCTCTGGATGTTACAATGGATCATGTTCTCTACATCAACTCTCTGAAACTTGCTGCCCGCTATGCTGACGGTAGTTTCTCTATTGAAGAGTCTGAGAACCGTGCTGAGGGAGACATCTGATGACTGATCCTATTACAGTTGAAGATTACAAGAACGTATCTGACGAGTTCTTCGGTAAGTATAATTACGTTGTAGAACGTATGGGTCCTGGTCCTACCAAGGCAGAAGATGTGCTGAAAGTTATGGAAGCACTGTCTGCACAGGTGATCAAGGAACGAGTCAAGGATAAGTTGGGTCCCTTTGGTTTCAACAAGCAACCTAAGGAAGAGAATAAATAGTCTCGACGATTCAATTCTTCAATGGCAAGAACAATCAAAGAAGCATGGGACGACTACAAGCGTCACTACATGAAAGGATTTGAGATTCTTGCCAAGAAAGATATCCCAGTATATGATGGTGCCAAGAGTACAACGAAGGTAGGGACTGTTGCCAAAGGAAGTGGGGTTCATGTGAAACCCATCAGTGGCAACAGTTACCAGGCTAGAATAGAAGTCATCTATGACAATGACAAGACAGGGTGGATCTCCACCCCCATGCTGGGTAAACCCAGGTCTGCCACAGGGAAGAAGAAGATGCCTGAGTTAAAACCTCAGGAGTTTGACATTCCCTTGGACACTAAGATGTCATTTGAGACTTACTATAAGAAAGTTCTTGCTGCTATTGAGAAGCGTGATGATCTACAACTGGTCATCAAAGAATACTTGAAAGAACTGACTGAGTTCTGTATGCATCATGGTGCTACTGAGAAGAAAGAACTAGTCAAAGCGTACGCAGACCTAGCAGCGTCTGAGTATATCGATATCATGAATAACATTGAGAAGGACTTCTCTGAGATCACTGCACCTCTGTGTGTCCTAGAACGTGGTGCTGCTGAACTTGACAAATTAGGGTATGGAAAACTAACCAAGAAGAATGCACAGGTCTTTCTTCCTGGTGCTGGTAATGAACCATTGATTGACTTCATGATTTATGACGATGAGGATAGAGAGTATCCTTTCTCAGTGAAGAAGATCAGCAAGACTACTAACGTTGTCAAACCACAAGACATTATCAGTCTGCTTGACAAGAAGAAAACATCTAAGTGGGTTAAAGATTATAAGAAGACTGTTGAGTTTAAGATCCTACAAGTCTTGGCCGACAATAAAGTCAAGCAAGGATCGTTCTTGGCACTAGAAGTTATCGCCAAAGACACTACTCTCAAAAGTAAACTACCACGTAACGTGGTGACCAACATTGATAAGATGATTAAAGGTGGTGACCCAGAGGAGTCAGATGTCAAAGCGGCACAAGCCTGGTGGTTAGAGCTGGCAGACATGTACTATACTGATGCTAAGGACTACTGGAACGCACCCAAGCACAGCAGTGGAAAAGTTGGTATCGCATCTCTCATCTGCCAGATGGCACTTCGTAAGATCAGCAAGGAGGGTGCTCTGGTCTACCGTAACGTGATTCAGAACTTTGTGATGCAGGAGGTGACCTACTACAAGTTCGCAACGAACAGAGGAATGCCTGTCTTCTACATGGAGAACCACTTGAAGAACAACCTCAAACCTAACGATGAGTATTACCTGAGAGAGAAGTCATCCATCGGCAACCCTTATCGCGATAAAGTCGGAGTCCAACCATGAGCAAGAATACTCACCTCGAACACCTGGAAGATGACATCTTCAACAACGGTTATGCTGGTGCTGAGAACGCACTAGAATTCCTAGAAGGACTCAAAGGTATGCTGACCACTGGTAAAGGTGGTGGTAATACTAAGGTGACGGTGAAGTGGGACGGTGCTCCTGCTATCATCTGTGGCATCGACCCTGAGACTGACATGTTCTTTGTCGGCACTAAGTCTGTGTTCGCCAAGACTGAACCTAAGATCTGCTACTCACATGAAGAGATTGACATGTGGTACGGTGGCACAGGTGTGCATCCTAAGTTGATCGCTGCCTATGACTACCTGTCGAAACTTCCTATCACTGGTGTGCTGCAAGGAGACCTGCTCTACACAGACACTCCTCCTCTGACTGTCATGGGTGGTAAGCAGTGCTACAAGTTCAAACCCAACACGATTACTTACTGCGTTGAGAAAGCAACCGAGATGGGTGCTAAGGTAGGTAAGTCTAAGGTTGGTATCGTCTTCCACACAACATACAATGGACCCACACTTGCTCAAATGGCGGCATCTTTTGGTGCTAACGTTCGTGGTCTTCAAAGTGTTTCTGATGTGGCAGTATTCTCTGCCGAGTTCCAGAACACCAACGGCATCGCAAACCTCAGTCCTGCTGAGATGAGCAAGATCAATAATAGTATGCGTGTCGCTAAGCAGAACCTCAGGGCGTCTCGTAACTTCCTGAACCAGATCGGTGGCAGACTGACTGGCATGGAACCTGCTGCTCTGTTTAAGATTTTCTTCAACCAGAAGATCAAGGAAGGTAGGATCCCTACCTCTACTCAACAGATGTTAGTTGAGTTCAAACTGTTTGTTGAGTCTCGCTATGCCCTCAAAGAAGCAGGTGTGAAGACACCTAAGGCAAAGGAGAAGTGGCAGATCAAGAAACAGGAAGCGATTGATTACCTAAATAATAATAAGTCTGAAATATATCGTGCGCTGGCAGGATTCAAGAATCTTATCACCGCGAAAGAACAGATCATCAACCGTCTCAAAAAGATTGAGGGGGTTGGCACATTCCTAGAAGATGAGAAAGGTTACAAGGTTACAAGTCCAGAAGGATTTGTGGCAATCAAGGATGGCACTGCTGTCAAACTTGTTGATAGACTTGAATTCTCTCGTGCAAACTTCACCGTAGCAAAAGATTGGGGCAAATGAGATTTCGTCAGTTCATTATCGAAGCAGTACAAGCTGCCAAGAAATCAACTTCAAAGAAGAACGAAGTAATCGACAAGCATGTTGCCATTACTTTTGGTAGATTCAACCCACCCCATGCTGGTCATGGTAAGTTGTTGGATGCTGTGAAGGCACACGCTGGTGATTCTGGTAACTATCGTATCTATCCTTCTAGATCTCAGGACCACAAGAAGAATCCTCTGCACCCCGAGCAGAAGATTGAGCACATGCGTGGTATGTTTAAGCAACATAAGGATGCTATTCAGAACTCTGAGGCGCATCGAAACATCTTTGACATCCTTCGTGACCTCCATGATGAGGGACACGAGCACGTTACTATGGTAGTGGGTGATGATCGTGTGAAGGAGTTTGAGAAACTTACCCAAAAATATAATGGTAAGCATTATGACTTCAAGTCAATTAACATTAAGTCTGCTGGCGCTCGAAGTGATGATAGTGATGATCCTATCGAAACCCTGTCTGCTTCCAAGATGCGAGCCCACGCCCAAGGGGGTGACCATGACTCCTTCCATGCAGGCACTGGTGGATACAAGAAGTCTAAGGAGATGATGCAGCATGTGCTGGACGGTATGGTCCCGCCGAAAAAAGAAGAGAAGAAACCTGCCGCTAAGAAGAAAGCAAAGGCAGTTGCAGAATCTGTTTGGGACTATGCTCCTAAACTAGATCTCGAATCCTTCCGCGACTACTACATGCTCGAACACATCTTCAAGGTGGGTGCTATCGTAGAGCATGATGACAGTGGTATGGTCGGTAAGATCGTTCACCGTGGTCCTAACTACATCATCATGGAAGATGGTCTTGGTGGTGAGCACCGTGCATGGTTGCAGCATGTGACCGAGGTAAATCAAAACAACCAAAGCAATTATTCTGCTGACAATGGCAGTGGTAATGACTGGAAAGTCGGAACCGATACATATAGAATGGCGGTCCAAAACATGACTCCTGGACAGGAAATTAAGAAGTTCAGTGAGTTCACCAAGAACCAAAAGTCTATCAAGAATAAATAATACTATACTTTCCCCTAGATCAATGCTCGATATCAAGGTATCTGCCGCCCTGCTTGGGTTTTCTGAGGCAGAGCAAAGAACTATTCTTAACTGCGTATATGAATGCAAGAAGGCACCAACTGCCAGAATGCATGAAGCAGTTCTGACAGTAGCAGACATCATCGACTCCCATGAGGAAGTCGTTGAAGGGTATGCTGGGTTCCCGATTGATAAGGCATTGATCGACAAGAACAAGGCTGCGTTCAAAGATGATCGCAACATTGGTCGTGTTGTTACTCAGGGTGGTCAGTCCATGGTCATCACTGGTAAGAAAGCAGACGGTCGTTATTCGGTTGTTGGTAAGAAAGGGGAAAAGACTGCCAAGGCACCCGAGGACATCGGTCTCAACATGCAACGTGAGCACGTTGACATCGACGAACTTCACGAGGGTATGAAGCAAGCACGTAAGAACGTGGGTGCTAAGACATGCTGGGCAGGTTACAAGGCACAGGGAACCAAGATCAAAGGTGGCAAGGAAGTCCCTAACTGTGTCAAGGAAGAGGAACAGATTGACGAACGCTACAAGGGTAAGCATGGTCAGTCCTCTGCTGAGTACAAGGATGACCGTTCCCCTGGTGGTAAGATGGTCTCTGGTGACTCCAAGCAGTCGGGTGCTGAATACACCCATGGTCGCAGAGTCAAGGCAGCAAACCCTGGTTCTCAACCTGACGAAGGTGGCAAGACTAAGCCCAAGTCCCAAGGTAAGATGGACAAAGGCACCAAAGCAGATCTTGCATACCGCAAAGCGAATTTGAAGAAGGAAGACTTTGAAGCATTCATCGAAGATGTTATCTCTGATGAAGCATTCGATTCTTTCTCCTTTGAAGAACTCCATGACATCTGTGTTGAGGCACTGATGGAACTGGATGGTGAGTATCTCACCGAAGCACTGGACATGATCGATGATGTAGAACTGCTGACTGAGGTCACCAGTCCTGCTAAGGTCAACGCCGCTCGCTTGAAGAACAAGAACTCTGCTGCATCTGGCGAAGGTCAGACCGCAGGTAAGGACGCTGGTGCTGAGGCACGTAGTCGCCTTGGTAGTGGTTCTGCTTCTAGCAGCAGCCGTGGCGAGAAGATGAAGGCAGCATTGAAGTCTGCTGGATCTGCCGTCAAGTCTGGTTTGAAGAAGGTAGGTGCTGGTGCTGCTAAGGCAGCAGGGTACGCTGCTGGTGCTGCTGGTCGTGCTGCTAAGGCAGGTGTCAGCAACTTTAAGAAGGGATACGAGCGTGGTGCAAGTGGATCTGGTGGCGGCAACAGCAAGCCCGCTGGTGGTTCCTCTGTCTCCAAGTCTCAGTCTCCTGGTGACTCCTCGTCGTCCTCTACCTCTGGTGGTGGCAACGAGAATCGTGTACGACTGCGCGATAGAATTAAGTCAGGTATTAAGAAAGTCGTCGGTGGTGCTGCCCGTGCAGTATCCCGTGGTGCTCGTAGCGTTGCAAGACGCATGGGCGAAGAGACTACATATAACTGGCGAGTAGAATTAGGAATCAACGAATGAAACCTGATCAAAACAAAGAGGTGACGACTACAAAGAAAAAAGGAAACGTCATCATTAACCCTAAGAAAGAGGACCTTATGTCTGAATCACTAAGAAAACTTGTACGTTCTGAGGTGGAGGGACTAAGGGAATCCGCCAAGAAGAAAGCCAAAGAGAAGCACATTAAGGCTGCTAAGGCTGGAAAGCGTTGGCAGGACTCTGATGGTGATGGTAAGTGGTACGAACCTGGCGATGATGTTCGCAAGGAAGAGACCGAAGCAGTTGCCGAAGCATCCTGTGGATCCAAGGTGGACGACTCGAAAGCAAAGGAGAAGTCCAAGGAACGTATGAAGCAGAAGATGATGCAGATGACGATCGACCACGACCGTAAGGCAAAAGGGTACAAGTAAGCCTATATAGAATATAGTCTATTCTATAAGGTCATGGTATCTTTTCTTCTGCCTCTGGCATACAAAGTTGTAGATGCTGCCGTTGCTAAGATCCCTGATGATGCAGAACTCGGTGAGAAACTCATCGACCTCTGCCTTCTGATCGTAGGCAAGGCAGTTAAACTCACAAAGACAACTGCTGACGACGATCTCTTTGAGAAAGTCAAGGCAGCAATTCAAACCCGCGAAGAGGGTTGATACACTGAGACCGACCAGTTCGGTCTCTTCTTTTTTATAAATAAGTAATAGGAACCGAATTGGAGTAAGCGAACATGTCTCTTTATGGGAGAACCGACGCAACAGCAAATCGTGACAAGGTGGCACTCACCCGTGGAAACGGTAGTGGTTCATCCAGCGAGACGATTGTGTTTGTTGACGACACAGAAGCAGGACTAGCAGAAAACAAGTCCCGTGGTATCACCGCCCCTGGTTGGTGGGCATACCGCACATACACTGACGCATCTGGCAAGACACGTCACAAGGCAGAGCATCTGATGGTGCTTGCTAATCCTGATCTCAACGCTAACGAGACTCTTGCTGATGACACCATCGCAGCAGACGTAGCATCGGCAGTCATCATCGACGTACAACCCGCTGCTTCTACATCCGCTTCTGGTGCTGGTACATTCACCCTCACCACTAGCACAACTGGAACCCCTGGTGCTCTCGCTTACCAATGGCAACGTCAGACCGCTAACGCTACCACACGTTGGGTCAACATCGCTGCTGACACTGATGCAGGTATTACTTATGCAGACTTCACGACCGCAACTCTTGCTTACAGTGGTCTCGCTGATGATTCTCTCGATGGCTACAAGTATCGCGTCAAGATTACCTCAGCGGGCGGTACAGAAGAAGTCATCAGTGACGGCGCTGCAACTCTGACCTTCGGCACCTGATATTGATTACACTTTACTATGAGATTTGATGAACTGAACGAACATAACCACTTGATGTTTGCCATCAAGCACTACGAGAACCCCCAGTCTGTGACGGTGGACGACTTCATGGAGGACATGAAGAAGTTTAAGTATCTCAAACGATTACTTAAACGCTATCACAGTTCTGGGGTTCTTAGAACCAATCTTATATTGAATCACTTGATTGTTCTCTTCAATGTATTTGGTGATGGTACTCTCCCTCTGCTCATGTACAAGTTGGAACGAGAGTATTGGTCATCTTTGAAGACCTTTGTAATCTATCTGAATCGTTATCCTGACGGTGGGACCCTGGACATGGTTCCTATCGACACACTAATAAAAGATACTCTGGACAAACTGTGATCAACGAAGACGCTCCTACTAATTCAGTTGGTACTGGTGCTGAGACTGCCCTTCCTCCGTCTCATGAACCACCAGGTATCACCAAGCTTACTCGTAAGAAACCAAAGAAGCGTCGCTTTGAAAAGTCTGTCGGTGAGATGTTGAAGACTGAGGAGTTGCAGGAACATGGTCCTGCAAACTACCTCCCCTTCCGAGTACAGTACGATGATGCCCAAGACTTTATTCTCTATGGCAAGTCTGAGGCACAAGTAAAGATTGAATTGAGAAAGATGTATCGCCCAGAGGTGGCGAAGAAGTTCAAGGTAACCAGACTTTACCCTAACCAAGTTATAAAATTTTATTGGGATAAACGTCAACAAGCGTTGCAGGCACAGTAAAATGGCATTCGGTCTTGGTAAACTTCAAGTCCTGGAATCTAAACTAGACATATACGAAGACTTGTCCAAAGAGATGTTGGATAAGTTGGAACGAGCTGTCACAACTATATCTGACAACAGTAATAAGATTGCCATCGTTCTCGAAAGGCATGAGAATAGACTCGATGAGGGTGAGCGTACTAACATGACTATTATTGAAATGATTAAAGATCATCAGAAGTATGATGATCGTATGTTTAAGGCCATGGATAGTAAGTTCAATGAGTTAGATAAGAAGGTAGAAAGAAATACTAAGTTTGTTATTGGTGCCACTGCTGTGCTCGCAACCATCGTGACGATCGCACAGGTGGCAGTCCCCATCTGGACAAGGGTGGCATCTCCTGCTACACTGACAGGCAGTGGAGTGCTTGGTCATGCTGGACGAGATGTATATCTCCCGATTGTCGTGGAGACTAGAAAAGTTTAAGAAGGTCAAGAACGGACTCTACAACTTCCGTTGTCCATACTGTGGTGACTCACAGAAGCATAAGAACAAAGCACGAGGATACTTCTTTGAGATGAAGGGTCGCTATGTCTACAAGTGTCACAACTGTGGCATGGGTAGAACGCTGCCTAACTTCTTGAAGGACATCGATCCTACCACGTACTCTGAGTACCAGATGGAGAAGTATCGTCAGGGTAGAACTGGTAAGGGTACAGTCACCGCTAACCCAGTCATTCCTGATAGCAAACCACACTTTGCGAAGAAGGATGTATCAGGTCTTACATGCATCACGGACCTAAATAATGCACATCCCGCCAAGCAATACCTGATCGACAGACAGATACCTGAGGAACAACTCGGTAGGTTTTTCTATGTCGATAAATTCAAGAGGTGGGTCAACACACAGAAACAGACCTTTGAGAACTTACAGAACGATCGACCTCGAATTATTATCCCTCTCCTTCGCGAGGACGGTACTTGGTTTGGATGCCAGGGTCGCTCTCTGGCACCAAAGTCGAATCTACGATACGTTACTATAATCTTTGATGATCACCTGAAACTATTTGGGTGCGACCAAATCAACTCTGAGGAAACTGTCTATGTCACCGAAGGACCCTTCGACTCCACTTTCATTAGGAACTCTGTCGCTATGTGTGGTAGCGATGTTGACCACCGCACTCTACCTTATCGAAGTAGGGTCTGGATCTTCGACAACGAACCGCGTAACCGACAGATCGTGCAGCGGATTGACGCTGCCATCGGAAGCAAGGAGAAGGTGGTTATCTGGCCAAGGGAAGTAAAACAAAAGGACATCAATGATATGGTGTTGGCAGGATTGAATCCTTCTGATATAATTAAACGCAACACCTACTCTGGTTTAGAAGCCAAACTAAAATTCACAGACTGGAAACAAGTATGAGCACTACGGTTGTAAAGAGAGACGGCACAGTTGAAGAACTTACTCTCGATAAGATTCATGTAATGGTAGAACATGCTTGCAAGGACCTTGCTGGTGTGTCTGAAAGTCAGGTTGAGATGAATGCTAACCTGCAATTCTTTGATGGTATTGCTACGGCTGATATTCAAGAGATCCTGATTCGTTCTGCTAATGATCTGATCACTCTTGACGCTCCTAACTATCAGTATGTTGCTGCACGTTTGCTCCTCTTCTCACTGAGGAAGTCTGTGTACTGGGACCACCCTGACAACCATCCGTCTGTCTATGACCAGGTGGTGCGTGGTGTTGAGTGGCAGGTGTATGATGCTGACCTCCTGAACTATTACTCTAAGGAAGAGTGGGAAGAACTGGATGGTTACATCGATCACGATCGTGACTTTCTGTTTACATATGCTGGACTGAGACAGGTCACAGATAAATATCTGGTACAGGACAGAAGCAGTGGGCAAGTCTATGAGACCCCACAGTTCATGTACATGTTGATCGCTGCTACTCTGTTCGCACAGTATCCCCACGACACCAGGATCGAATATGTCCGACGATACTACGACGCAATCAGCAGACACAAGATCAACATTCCCACACCTATCATGGCGGGGGTTAGAACTCCACTTCGACAATTTGCGAGCTGTGTGCTTGTTGATGTTGATGACACCCTCGATAGCATTTTTAGTTCTGACATGGCTATCGGTTATTATGTTGCTCAACGCGCAGGAATCGGCATCAACGCAGGCAGAATCCGTGGCATCAACAGTAAGATCAGGGGCGGCGAGGTTCAACACACAGGTGTTGTACCATTCCTCAAAAAGTTTGAGAGCACTGTCAGATGCTGCACTCAAAATGGCATCCGAGGTGGAAGCGCGACTGTCCACTTCCCAATCTGGCACCAAGAAATAGAGGACATCATCGTCCTTAAAAACAATAAAGGAACGGAGGACAACCGTGTTAGAAAACTCGACTACTCAATCCAGATTTCAAAACTATTCTATGAGCGTTTCATCTCAAACGGAGAGATTTCACTTTTCAGTCCTCATGATGTCCCTGGCCTTTACGATGCTTTCGGGACTGACAGCTTTGATTGGATGTACATTAATTACGAATCAGACGATCGCATTCCTAGAACAACAGTCAACGCCCAAGCACTTATCCTCGACCTTCTGAAAGAGAGATCTGAGACTGGTCGTATCTACCTGATGAACCTGGACCACTGCAACTCACACTCATCCTTCAAGGATAAGGTGAACATGTCCAACCTGTGTCAGGAGATCACTCTCCCTACTGATCCTATCAATCACATCGATGAAGAGGCAGGTGAGATTGCACTGTGTATTCTGTCTGCTATCAACGTTGGTAAGTTGAAGAGTCTGGATGAGATGGAAGACCTCGCTGACCTTGCTGTTCGTGGTCTCGAAGAACTCATCGACTACCAAGACTACCCCGTCAACGCAGCACGTCGTAGCACCCTCTCTCGTCGCTCCCTAGGCATCGGTTTCATCGGTTTGGCACACTACCTTGCCAAGAAAGGTTTTAAGTATGAAGATCCCAGTGCCTGGCAAGAAGTACACAAACTGACAGAATCATTCCAGTACAATCTTCTGAAAGCATCCAACCAGATTGCTATCGAGAAGGGACCATGTGATGGTTTCGCACGTACTAAGTATCATGATGGAATCCTCCCCATCGATACATATAAGAAGGAGGTAGATGAAATCGTAGCACCTGAGTATCAGTATGATTGGGATTCTCTACGGGATTCTATCCAGAAGCATGGACTCCGACACAGCACACTGTCGGCACAGATGCCATCGGAGAGCAGTTCCGTTGTGTCAAACGCAACCAATGGAATCGAACCACCTCGTGACTTCCTGTCCATTAAGAAGTCCAAGAAAGGACCTCTTAAACAGATTGTTCCGCAATACAATACATTGAAGAACAACTACACCTTACTCTGGGACATGCCTTCTAACGAAGGATACATTAAGATCGTTGCTGTTATGCAAAAGTTCTTTGACCAAGCGATCTCTGGTAACTGGTCTTACAACCCGACTCAGTTCCCCAACAATGAGATCCCAGTCTCGGTTATGGCACAGGACTTCCTGACTACATACAAGTATGGTTGGAAGACTTCTTATTATCAGAACACATACGACAACAAGAAGGATGAAGACAACGTAGAGGAGCAACTCCAAGCATTGCTTGCTGATATTGATTCAGGAAGCGAAGCAGACTGCGACGCATGTAATGTCTAGACAAGTTACAATCACATTATCCAAGGCACTCCAAGAGGAATTCGATTCCTACTTGGAGTGTTGTAAATCTTTGGGGTGTTCCCCAAGGATTAATTCATTTCTATACTATGAGTCAAACTACGGCACGAGCACAGATGGGAGTAACGGTATTCAACAGCAAGAAGGTTGACACGAAAAAACAACCAATGTTTTTCGGAGCACCTCTTGGGATGCAACAATATGCAGAGTTCAAGTATCCTGACTTTGACAAACTAACTCAGACACAACTTGGTTACTTCTGGCGTCCAGAAGAAGTCTCTCTCCAAAAGGATAGAGCAGACTATAAGACATTGAATACCCAACAGAAGCACATCTATACTTCTAACTTAAAGTATCAGATCCTTCTGGACTCTGTGCAAGGTCGTGGACCTGGCATGGCATTCTCACCTTACTGCTCACTGCCTGAGTTGGAAGGTGCCATGGGTGTGTGGCAGTTCATGGAACAGATTCATTCTCGTTCCTATACTCACATCATCAAGAACGTGTACCCCGATCCTTCTGAGGTTCTGGACACCACTCTGGATAATGAGAAGATTATCAAGCGTGCTGAGTCTGTGACCAAAGCATACGATGAGTTCCTTGAAGCAGCAGGTGACTGGGCACAAGGTACTATGTGGCAGTCTGACTGGAAGGACTCTCCTTCTTCTCAGTGGACACTTCGTGATCTTAAACGTAAACTTTATCTTGCTGTTGCCAATGTCAATATCCTGGAAGGAATACGCTTCTATGTTTCTTTTGCTTGCTCTTTTGCTTTTGGCGAGCTCAAACTCATGGAGGGGTCCGCAAAGATCATTTCCCTCATCGCCCGTGATGAGTCACAGCATCTGGTCCTGACCCAGAAGATCTTGAAGAAGTGGGCAGACGGTGACGATCCTGACATGCAGCAGATTGCAGCAGAAGAAAAGGAGACTGTTCGTCAGATGTTTGCTGTCGCAGTTGAAGAAGAGAAAGAGTGGGCGAACTACTTGTTCACTGAGGGTAGCATGATCGGTCTTAACGAACGACTGCTGTCTCAGTATGTGGAGTGGATCGCCAACCGTCGCATGAGATCGATTGGTCTCGCTCCCCTGTATGATGTCCCTGCTAAAAACAATCCGTTACCATGGACAGAGCACTGGCTAAATAGCAAAGGGCAGCAGAACGCTCCTCAGGAAACTGAGATTGAGTCCTATGTAGTCGGGGGAATTAAACAGGATGTCGGAGCAAGCACCTTTGCAGGATTCTCACTCTGATCCTCGCAACGAGGAAGATTACGATACATGGGAGTATGGTACTGAACCACTCCCAGGTGATACAACATGGCACTATGAGTTCGAGCACCACTGGGGTGGGGAGCGGACACAACTCCAAAAGATAAAGGGGTGGATCTCTAAACAGAAACCACCCCTGAATACAATCTTAAAATACTTGTTCTCCTACGTTGAAAAATGGTACTGGGATGGCAAGGTACAACAAACGATGTCTGGTGTTGACAGACAGATAGACGAATTGCAGGAAACGTGGGATGAGCAAAAAACCATGGAAGAAGAATACACAACGGAACCGTCCGAGGTGGAGGGACTCGACACAATCAGTGTCAAGTATAATTGGCCTGGACCCGATCAGTGGTACAAGGGACCACTTGAAGTTTTTGAAGAACTTGAAGGACGACCTAAGGAGACCAGGGACTAGGATGAGAAAACGGTAATTTGTGATACATTTGAGTTGTATAAATAGTAATGTCATGTTAGTATGACATCACGTTCATCCAATGGTATCTCTACTGTTGGCTTTGACCTTAGCCCATCATCAAGACGGTTCCCCCTATGGGTGGCACATGTCATGTGAAAGGTTCCTACAACAACGAATTGAAATCCTTATGGATGACAATTTGGATCGTCGATCAAAGTATAACCTTATTGGTTATCTTAAATCGAAAGTAGAAGGTCGTTGCGACGGTACTTATACCTGAGGACGCAAGTAAATCGCGGAACGGAGCGTTCATCCCATGTTAGAGTTACTGCTCTACTCACAAATGGCCTGTGCAGATGCTGATGCATTACTGTTCAGGATCAAAGCAAACAAATCAGAACTATCTCCACAAGTGGTGGTAGAACTGGTAGAGACCGTAAAGGAATCTGTGCCTGAATGTGATTTCTATTGGGACGCACACGATTGAAGGAACGGGGAACACGGATCCACCGAAAGGTGAGAAGGTTAATTTTTCCATTCATTCAGGAGTTACTATCATGCTGAATCTTTACAGCGAGCACACCGCCTATCGCGGCGTACCTACCTCTGCCCGTAAGGTCAAAGAGGAAAAGGAGACCAGAACTGTTACCATGAACTATCGTGGTATGGTTTACACCAAGCAAGTGGAGGTCGCAAAATGAAGACTACTAATTGGCTACTTGTTATCAAGCAACAAGAGGTCAAGAAGAAGAAACTTCACGACGCTCAACTTTGCTTTGCTGGTCACTGCTCTTCTACTACCAATAGGAGCAGGTAAATGTGGAAGGTCAGATTACATTATGATCAACAAGACCTTCCCGAATACGATCCAGAGAAACACGATCCAGATAAAACCTTCGGGTTCATGACGTATCGTGGAATACACTACGCCAAATGGGTTGACTTAAAATCCAGAGGCACCAAAAATTGGAACGTCAGATAGAGGGGTTGTACCCCTCTTTTTTTATGCTACTATATAAAGTAACCTCTATGGTCCGAACCAATGAAGATCTTTCTCGACAGTAGTAATGTTGATGAAATTCGTGAAGCAGTAGATACTGGTCTCATTGATGGTGTAACCACCAACCCTACACTCATGCTTAGATCAGGCAGGAATCCTGCCGATGTTCTTGCAGAAATCACAGACATGTTCTCATGGAATGCATCTGTTTCAGCAGAAGTATCTGGGGACACCTGGGAAGAGATGCTAGAAATGGCAGACGAGTATATTCAGATTGCTCCCAACATTACGATCAAAGTTCCATGCAACGTTCAAGGATTGAAAGCATGTAAGAACTTATCAGAAGATGATATTCCTACCAACGTAACGCTTGTGTTCTCTGTGGCACAGGCAATCCTTGCCGCTAAGGCAGGTGCTTCATTCGTCTCTCCTTTCGTGGGCAGATGTAATGACAACTCATTCTCAGGTGTTGAACTTGTTCGTGCCATCTCTGGTACATACAAGGCACACGGTGTGAAGACAGAGATTCTTTCAGCATCTCTTCGTGACGTACACCATGTGTCACGTTGCTTCCTCTATGGATCCGACGTAGTGACTCTTCCTCCGAGTGTATTCTGGAAGATGTACGATCATGTTCTCACCAGAGAAGGTCTCGCACAGTTTGAGAAAGACTGGGCACAAGTGGAGAAAGCATATGAACTATGATAAGGTAAAACTAATCGCACATAACCTGAAACTCCTGGCACAGTCTCTCGAAGACGCCATCAAGGAGAATCCAGATTCATACACAACTCCATACGAACCACGTACTAGACTTGGTTATCAGTTGGAGGATGACGACGACGGGTATGCCGATTAGACCACAGTGGAACATAGACCCAGAGTCCCCTATACCTATCCTGACACTCATCTCAGAGATGGAGGGGACCTGTGTCTATCTCGCTGCTCTGGTAGGGACCGAGCACGAGGATTATAAGTATATACGTGCAGCGTGTGATCGTTGGTACAAAGTATACTTCAAAAAGAAGAAAGAGTATGAGACCTCAAAGCGCGAAAGCGAAGGGACGTAGGTTCCAACAATGGGTTAGAGATATGCTCATCGAGCACAGAGGTATTCATCGTGAGGATATTGAATCACGATCCATGGGTGCTGGTGGTGAAGATCTGATCATGGCAAGAGATGCTAGACAGAAGTTCCCATTCAGTATAGAGTGTAAGAACGTAGAGAAATTAAATGTCTACGATGCATACGATCAAGCGTGTGCTAATGCAGGAGACCACACTCCCATCCTCTTCATGAAGAAGAATGGAAAGAAACCTCTTGCTGTTGTTGATGCTGAATGGTTTATTAAACATGTTCACAATCCCGATCGAGAAATTTAGCGTACCCAACTGGGACGTATGGCGTGACAGAATCCTCTCTCAGTGCGACGAGAATAGTCCTCAGGCGATCATTAGCAATGGTAGGGTGTCTCTCCATGAGATGGACACTGATTACCATGACCTAGTTGCTAACAAAGCAATGCCCAAATACTATTGGGATGTGATGGATGCTTGTGCTCCTATCCTAGATCAGATGGCACATGAGACTGGACTCGATATGCAGAGAGTCGTGGCAATGTGGCACCAGACTACTGCCAATGGTAAGTTTCATGGTGTCCACAACCATGGTCCAGTGGGTGTGACTGCTGTGCTGTATGTGCAGTACGATCCCTCAGTACACAAAGCAACAACCTTCATCGCTCCGTTTACAAACTTCATTAACGGAGAGGTCATTGACTTCATTCCTGATGTGCAGGAAGGTGACATTGTATTCTTCCCTTCCTACCTGGCACACCTGCAAGAACCTAACTTCACAGACGTTCCTAGGACCATCATTTCCTTCAACGTGATGGGTAAGGAGATGATCCCACACAAGGTTGTGCCACGGGTCCAGCTGCAACAGCCCCCCTTGACACCCCACTTTCCCTGATATATATTATAAGAGTTCTGAAACATTGAGCGACCCATGGAAGACTATCTGGAAGACTTCTCTTTGCTAGAAGTTTTGATCGATGAACTCCATGAACACTTGGAGGACGGTGCCGAAGTACAGGCACACGCTGTTAATGAGAAGATTAAATCCATCTATGAACTATCGTGATCGTTATGTTACTGTTGATCTGAACGATGAAGAGTTCGATGAGATCAAATCTATCCTCCAACGCTATCAGAACTTTGAGCACACTGAGATCGAGAACGTCCGAGACTGCGAGGTATCCTTCGTAGAAGATCAGACTCTCTATGATCTTATTTTGTCATACGCATCAAGAGTAAACGAGGCAGCAAAGTGGTTCTTCGATATTGACTTCGTAGAACCACTGCAACTCACCAAGTATGAGAAAGGAAACAGCTATGATTGGCACCAAGATGAAAGTGAATGGTCCCGCAACAAGAGAAAAGGTGAAAAGGTTCGTAAGATTTCTTTCACTCTCCTGCTAAACGAGGACTTCCAAGGTGGTTACTTCCACCTTATCAATCAACCAATCGAAATGAAAACAGGTCAGATGATTTTCTTTCACTCAGATGATTACCATAGAGTCGCCCCAGTAGAGGACGGCACACGATATTCTCTCGTTGGATGGGTACAAGGTCCCGCCTGGCGTTGAGTCTCCTGGTCCAGTAGCTCAGTTGGATAGCAGCAACTGCCTTCTAAGCAGTCGGTCGTAGGTTCGAGTCCTACCTGGATCGTTCGGGAGATTAACTCAGCGGTAGAGTGGTTGCCTTACAAGCAATAAGTCACTGGTTCGATCCCAGTATCTCCCACTCGGGCACCTGCCCGACCAACAGTAGAATAGGAGGCGATCATGACGATCCAATCTAAGTTTGCAGACAGTCTGCAAATTCTTCGGGACACTGCCAACGGAAACATCCAGTTGGAAGTACAGTATCCATCTCTCTTCTCACAAGTCTGCCGCTTTTATGAAGATAAAGGAGTCAGGTTCTGGGGGGTAGATATCGAAGAAGATTATGCCTACCTTATTGATCACCTAGTCGCAGACAACGTTCTTGCATAATGAAATTAAACCCAGAGCCAATATTCTACGACGGTCGAGTAGCATATCCCAGAACCGATTTTATCTATACAGAGAAGATTGACGAGGGCATTGTTGACGGCATTACTGATTTTTATCATACTCAAACAATCTTTGAGAAATGGCCTGGGGAAACCATTGACGACAATGGTGGTGGGATGGTAGACCCTAGCATTAAAGATTCCATGGACAATCCTGTCTTCATTGGAATCACTGATACTAGGGTCCGTGATTTCACTGGGGAAGTGAACCGTGTAATGAATAATTATGTGGATCACTTCCCTCTTTGTGCTAAGACAAACATTTGGAAGATGGAAGAGTTCTTCAATCTTCAATACTACAAACCTGGTGGTGGGTATCACATGTGGCATTGTGAACGCCAGTCAAGTAGTCGATCTAATACATATAGACATATGGTATGGATGACATACCTTAATGACGTTCCTGACGGCGGCACCGAGTGGTTCCACCAGGACCTTTACATCCCTGCCGAGAAAGGACTGACAGTAATCTGGCCAGCGGACTGGACCTACCATCATAGAGGTCGCAAATCAGACACATCAGATAAACTAATCGCAACAGGGTGGTATCATTTCCTTTAACCGTGCTATCCTATGCCTAGGTTATCCCACCGATACATGAAACCCATCGTCCTCCTGACCCGCTTCCCTTACCGTTACGTGGAAGCAGGCATCCTTGACAACGGTACACCTGACTATCGCATCCAGAAAGCAGACGAATACACTGGAAAGTACAGGGACATGTACCTCTGCGACAACGCCATGCAGTTAGACACTGCCATGGATGACTTTGAGTACACCAAGTGGCTGGACCCAGAAGGAGTTCCATGCTATATTAAAGAGGAAGTTTCTTCACACGATACTGACCGATGACCCGTAATGTAAAAGTCGAATTCGAGACCGCTGTTCATTCCATGCGGTCTGCTCTTAAAGCAGCACTCGATGACCCTGAGTTTAACCGTGGCACCTTGACTGAGGTGTGGCGAGCATACCTTGGTTGGTTGGCAATCTATGAAGCACTGCCTGCTCCCAAGTCAGAACCTCCTGCCTATGAGTATTTCAACTCCCCTTCTGAGGGACTTGACTTCACTTATGCAGCAGGACCAGTTGATCTGCCTGGTGCCCTAGGTCAGGATGTCATCACATTCAGTTGACAAACCTTAACATTTACTATATAGTTAGTAAGTGTTGCATTTCTTAACAATCATGACAGTCACAACAAACGAGCACGGTCAAAACAACATGTTTGCAGTCGAACCTGCCATGTACATGACCGACGAAGACCGTGCCCGCTACGGTTTTGAATCTCATGCCGAACGTGCTGAGAAACTAAACGGTCGTACTGCTATGCTTGGTTTCGTTGCTGCCGTGGTGTCTTATGCCACCACTGGTAGTCTATTCTTCTTCGGAGCATTCGGATTCTAATGAGCCAAACACTTACACAGGAAAGTCTTGCCAACACCCTAGCCGATCTCGGTTGGGATGTTCGTCACGATGACATCCGCATTGATATTGGTGGCACCTCGGTTTATGAAATCGATGGTGATGGCACCAAGTGGGCACCCTTGAAAGGTACACGTAAGTACAACAAGGATGCCTTCATCGTCATTAAAAATGTAAGTCGTACACCTTTTGAACCATCTAAAATCAATGACACACCTAGTACCTGATGTAACTTTCAAGTATCGCAATGGCGGTGCTTGGGTTGATGTACCCTACGACAAATTGTTTGCTGGCAAGCGTGTCGTAGTCTTCTCACTTCCTGGTGCTTTTACTCCGACATGTAGCAGCAAGCAACTTCCTGGATACGAAGAACTGTACCCTCAGTTCGTTAAGTATGTGGATGATGTCTTCTGCCTCTCTGTGAACGATGCTTTTGTAATGGATGCTTGGTTCAGAGATCAAGAGATCAAGAATGTAAAGTACATTCCTGATGGTAGTGGTGAGTTCACCTATGCCATGGGCATGTCAGTCAACAAAGCAAACCTTGGATTCGGTTTCCGTTCCTGGCGTTATGCTATGGTTGTAAACGATGGAGTAATTGAGCAGATGTTTGAGGAACCTGGCCGAGTGGGTAACTGCCCTGCCGATCCTTATGAAATCAGCACCCCCGAAAACGTACTAAAATGGTTGGAGGAAAACCAATGAACGAAAACGCAGAACGTATTAATGGTTGGGCAGCAATGCTCGGCATCATTGCAGCAATGGGATCCTATGCTGTTACAGGACAACTCATTCCTGGCATCTGGTGATCTAAATATCTGTGCTATAATGCATGGGTATGGAAAGGTACGCACTAGAATTTAACCTCGATGGAAAGTGGATCCGACTAGTCCACTACACCAACCTCAGCAAACACAAGGCAGAGTTCTACATGCATCTCTGCCATGCAATGTGCGAAACCCATGCTACAATGAAACGAGAACTACGTTGTGTATCACTATGAATGAAGATTGGAGATACAACCCTGAGCGCCTGGATGACAGGCGCTTTTGTTTGGCTGCTCTTATTTTGAAGGGAGTACAGGTAGACAGGACTGTCTATGCATTCTGTCACGACTTCACTTCGAGTGGTGCTTGCGAGGGTATGCTTAAAAAGTATGAAGGCAGTCATGCTGATCCTCGTGCCTTCACGGATGTCCATGAGGCATACCTGTCCTACTGCCATGAGACAGGACAGACTAGACCAGAAGATGATCTGGTCTATCCCGACCAAGAAGGGGTTGACACCGAGTGAGGTTTCCCGTATTATAAATACATGAACGGTTACGAAATGTAACGTTCTTCTGCCGCTTGACGGAGACTAGGCAGACCAATCCGTCTCTCATATCCTCGCTAAGGGTGCGAGGAAATAGTAACTCCACCATTTCCCTGATGGTCTTACTTCACGTTAACTCTCAATGGCAAGTTCAACTCTCTCAAATCGTGGTGGCGTATCCACCTGGGAATCATTCTGCGAATGGGTCACAAGCACCAATAACCGTCTGTATGTCGGTTGGTTCGGTGTCCTGATGATTCCGACGCTGCTGGCAGCAACAGTATGTTTCATCACTGCCTTCGTTGCAGCACCCCCCGTCGATATTGACGGCATTCGCGAACCAGTTGCTGGTTCACTCATGTATGGTAACAACATCATCTCTGGTGCTGTTGTTCCCTCTTCTAACGCAATCGGACTTCACTTCTATCCCATCTGGGAAGCAGCCTCTCTCGATGAGTGGTTGTATAACGGTGGTCCTTACCAACTCGTAGTCTTCCACTTCCTCATTGGCGTCTTCTGCTACATGGGTCGTGAGTGGGAATTGTCCTATCGTCTGGGTATGCGCCCTTGGATCTGTGTTGCTTACTCCGCTCCCGTCGCTGCCGCAAGCGCCGTCTTCCTCGTCTACCCCTTTGGTCAAGGTAGTTTTTCTGACGGTATGCCTCTTGGTATCTCTGGTACGTTTAACTACATGCTGGTCTTCCAAGCTGAGCACAATATCCTTATGCATCCGTTCCACATGCTCGGTGTTGCTGGGGTATTCGGTGGATCTCTTTTCTCTGCTATGCATGGAAGTCTCGTTACTTCCTCGCTCGTTCGTGAAACGACTGAGACAGAATCGCAGAACTATGGTTACAAGTTTGGTCAAGAAGAAGAGACCTACAACATCGTGGCAGCTCATGGATACTTCGGTCGCCTGATCTTCCAGTATGCATCCTTCAACAACTCCCGTTCACTGCACTTCTTCCTCGCAGCATGGCCTGTTGTTGGCATCTGGTTCACTGCTCTTGGTGTTAGCACCATGGCATTCAACCTGAACGGTTTCAACTTCAACCAGTCTATCCAAGATAGTCAGGGCAAAGTCCTGAACACCTGGGCTGATGTGCTGAACCGTGCTGGTCTGGGCATGGAAGTGATGCACGAGCGTAATGCTCACAACTTCCCTCTGGATCTTGCTGCTGCTGAGTCCACTCCTGTGGCACTCACCGCACCTGCTATCGGTTGATAGTATACTCAACCCAACCCAAGGGTCCTTCGGGACCCTTTCTTTTTCTCCAACAATGTAAAGTTATGCTAACTTCGGAGACACCTTTCAAACTTGCCGAGATCATTCAAGATACTTGGCCGCAACTGTACTACTTAAAGGATAGAAAAGATGGTCGCTTCAACTCTCAGTCCCCCAAGGAGGGGGTGGTTCGATGTCCTTGATGACTGGCTTAAACGGGATCGCTTTGTATTTGTGGGCTGGTCTGGACTTCTTCTTTTTCCCACTGCTTATCTTGCAATCGGTGGCTGGCTTACGGGCACGACATTTGTCACAAGTTGGTTCACCCACGGACTTGCAAGTTCGTACCTTGAAGGTGCTAATTTCCTTACAGCGGCTGTGTCAACGCCTGCTGATGCTATGGGTCATTCTCTTCTTCTACTTTGGGGTCCTGAGTCTCAGGGGGACATTATCAGGTGGTTCCAACTTGGAGGACTCTGGAATTTTGTGGCGCTCCACGGAGCCTTTGCTCTCATAGGATTTATGCTTCGGCAGTTTGAAATCAGTCGTCTCGTAGGGATTAGACCGTACAATGCAATCGCTTTCTCTGGTCCTATCGCTGTGTTTGTCAGCGTGTTCCTCATCTATCCTCTTGGGCAGTCAAGTTGGTTCTTCGCACCTTCCTTTGGAGTTGCAGCAATCTTCCGCTTCCTGCTCTTCCTGCAAGGGTTCCACAACTGGACCTTGAATCCCTTCCATATGATGGGTGTAGCAGGTATCCTGGGTGGTGCATTGCTCTCTGCTATTCATGGTGTTACAGTAGAGAACACTCTGTATCAAGATGGTGAACAAGCAAACACTTTCAAGGCATTCGACTCTACCCAAGAAGAAGAAACGTACTCTATGGTCACTGCCAACCGTTTCTGGTCTCAGATCTTTGGTATTGCTTTCAGCAATAAGCGTTGGTTGCACTTCTTTATGCTTTTCGTTCCTGTTATGGGACTTTGGACAAGTTCTATTGGTATCATTGGTCTCGCACTCAATCTTCGTGCTTATGACTTTGTGTCTCAGGAAGTTAGAGCAGCAGAGGATCCAGAGTTTGAAAC